CCAGCGCATTCGGACCAGCCAGCGCGTCATCGCAAAACCGTCGAGCCTTAACGCTATATCCAGATCACGAAGCGATCCGTCGATCGTAGCCGGCCTGAGCCAGGCCGTGGCGAAGCTGATGGGCAAAAGCAAAAAGAGGAATATGGGTATCGCCGCGCCGACGCAAAAGTCCTGATACTTGTCTTCGGCTCGCCGGGCAAATGAAGCGGACACGACGATCACGAAACCCGCAAGCCCATAGAACATCATGAAATCACCGCCCGGGTTACTCTATTACTACTTTTACACGGACACAACCCCCGACTCCTTGATCGTAAGCCGCAATTCCCCGATTCGTTTCCCCGCGATGCCCGGGCGCGAGCGGATCTCGTGCAGCGCCCGGCCGGCGGCCACGGCGAACTCGCCGGCTGAGACGGTGATGGTTTGCCACGCGCAATGTGCGGGCTTGACCTCGGGAAAGAACGCGGTGACGGTGAATGATTTCATCGGAGAGCCGCCTTTCTACGGCGCCGTTGGTCACGAAGCCGCTGGAGATCCCGCCGGAATTGCGGGGAGGCGAATATGCGCCGGAGCTCGCGCAGAGAGTAGACGGCCGTGCAGAAGGCAGCGACGAATACCACCGCGCCGGGGGTCACGGCTTCACCTCCGGCGCGATTCGCTTCATTTCCGCGGCGACCACGCGGGTGAGAACGTCCTTCATTGTCGATCGCGTCACTGCCGCGATGATTTTGAGTTGCCGGCGGACCTCCTGAGTGCCGAGAATCATGGCGTCCTCGGGGAGCCTGCCTTTGGCTGGGTGTTTCATGGGAGCACCACCACTTCGACGGCGCCGAGCTCTCGCGCCTTCACGCGCGCCCATTTCTTCGCCTCGCCGTATGCCGTCCCGCCCACCACCACCGGAGCGGCCATGTCCAGATGCGCCTTCCCGGGGAGCAGGAACTGAAACCACCACATGCCGCGGCCGCGCGGGCCGGAGCCGTGGGAGAAAACGAACTGTCTCGTGTTGAACTCGATCATGATCGCACCCCCAGTTTGAGCTTCAGGGGCAACGTGCCCTTCAGCGACGGCGGCCCCGCCGCGTACATGCCATTGAGAAACACGCGGAGGATTTTCTCCCATTCGTGATTCCCTTCGCGCTCGGCTTCGGAGAGATGTTCTTCCAGGGCCTCGATTATTTCGATGGAGCGTAGTTCGGCTTTGAGCAGAGATCCGTTCGGACTCGACATGGCTACCTCCGCCCTGCAGAATTACGGGCTGCGTGGCGCATAGTTTCTTCCAGAGACAAGGGGCGGCGGGCGACCTTCGCCTTCTCCGCGCGGACATAAGCGTCGACCGCATTCACCACGAGGATCGCGTTAGGAGCGGAGACAAAGAGGACCTCGTCCACGCTCGCGACCAGACCGTCGATCGCCCAGAATTTGCTACGGTCCGGGTCGCATGCCCGGAGCCTCTTCGCCAGAGCCTCGCCCTCTTCGGCGTTGCAGTCATCGACCACAACTGCGACGCCTCGGTTTAGCTTTGCCAGCTCGATGTTTAGAAGCGTTTTCATTTGACCCTCCCGGAGATTATCAACTAGCTACGTCTTACAAGTGCCAATGTCGCTCTGGCCGGAAAAGTTGTCAAGTTAATTATACGGGTCAGACGATTATTATTTCGCCACCGGGGAGGGCGGTACCATTACCAGTTCTGGACCCAAGAGGAACCGCTGCCAGGCCTCCGCAACGCCCCGGAAGACCCCCCTGCAGACCCCTGGCCGCCCCCGGAAGACCCTGCCGGCGGGTCGGTGGGCGGGATCCGGAGCGCCGCAGCCAGCTCCGCCAGCTTGCGGATCGCGGCCTGCCCCAGGACGTACAGCGCCGCCAGGGCGTAGACCTCGAGGTCGAGGGCCTCATTGCGGGCCCGCGTTTTCAGATATTCGCGCACGGTGCCGCGACCGCGCTTGTACCGCCGGACGGCCTTCTCGGAAGTGAGCTGCGCGAGGTATTCGTCCTCGGCGAAGTCGGGGAGATGCATGTAGCCGGGCCCGGGTCCGGGGATTTTCATGCGCGCGAAGATACGGTCCTTCGCGGTGTCGGTGCCGATCAGCCACAGCTTCACCCGATACTGATTGTTGACGCTGAACTTCCCCAGGATTTCCTTTCCCGATTCGCTCGAGCCTTTCAGCGCGAAGATGCGGCGCCCCTGCCTGGCGCGAACAAACCGATAGACGGAGTCGGTATGCAGGCCGCCCGAGTCGATCATGGTGCAGGTGATTTTTACCTTCTGCCCGGAGCCGTGCTCCCACGTCGAAAGCAGGAACGAATCCAGCTCGTTCCACACCTGCTCCTGGCCGGGATCCCCGAACAACTGCTGGTAGGCGATGAGCCAGGATTCCTCCTTATCGCCCCATCCCTTGACGACACACTCCAGGCGATCGCTCTGGACGTCGACTGCGGCCGTGAGCAGGCCCACGCCGTCCGGGACCTCCGCCTGGTAGGCTTCGAGCCGCGCCTTCAGCGCGACGGCTTCCACAGAATCGCCCTGCTCCTCCCACGTTTCGCCGAGCCGGAGATTGATAAATGCCTTCAGCTTCTCCGGGTTGTTTTCCTTGTTCGCCTCGTGCCACTCCTGCGCGAGCGCCGGCCAGTTCTCGCGCCAGGGCGAATAGAGAGCATTGATGTGGAACCCCACCGTCGCCCGGTCCGGGAATTCCGCGATCCATTCGCCGGCATTGATCATTTGCTGTTTGTACCGCTCGGGAATCTTCGCCTGACAGCGGGCGCAAATGTACGCGACGCTCGCCGGGTCGACCTGGCCGTCGGAGTTCACCGAATAGAAAAGCCGGTGCTGCTTGCTCGCCGGATCTCTCCACCAGAGAACTTGCTTCTGGCCGCAGAAGGGACAGGGCACATGGAAGCGCCGCATGTCGGATCGCAAGAAATCACGCTCGATCGGGGAGATCCCTTTCGGCTTCGCTGGCGTCGAGCCCTTTATGATTTTCCACTCGGCGTAACCGTCCGTACGGCGGGTGCCGATGGCGAGGGGATCTCCTTCGCCATCGACGTCGAGCGGATAGCCGTCGACCTCATCGAACAGCACGATTGGGACCGGATCGCTGCGAAGGCCGGCACCGGAGTTCGCTCCGGTGAGCTTTAGGAACCCGCCGGCGAATTCCTTCAGCGCGAGCGTGTTCCCCGCGCGGCGCGACTGTGGCGGTTTGATTTTCGCCCGCAGCGCCGGACAGGATTCGATCATCGGCGTGATTCGCTTCTTCCCGTAGTCCTTCGCGTTGTCGATCGTCGGCTGCACGAGCATGATGGGCTTGGGATCCGCGTCAATGAAATAGCCGCAGATGTTGTTGATCACGGCATCGGAGTAGCCGACCTGAGTGCTCTTTTGGATTATCACTTCGTGGACCAGGGGGTTCAGGATGACGTCCATCATCTCGATCTGGAATTTCTCAGGCCGGAACGGGCCGGGCCGCGAGGTCGTGCCCTTGGGAAGGACGCGGTTTCTTATCGCCCATTCGGAGACGGTGATGTCCGGCGGTGGGTCGAAATGAGCGTAGATCCTCGAGAGAACGCCGGCGAGGTTAGCTAACGCGCTTGGGTGTGTTTGAGGTTCCGCCATCGTTCACCGCCCGGGCCAGGTAGGCCAGCGCTTCCTTGCATGCCTTCTCGACCTTCGCCTGAACCATGACGCGGGATGTTTCGCCCACGAGGTCCGCCGCGAGCCGTGGAGCGATGCCCATGATTCGCGCCTTCGTGGTGAGCACCAGATCGGTGAGCGACGCCTCGACGTCCGGAAGCGCCACGAGCAGGCCGCGTTCCCTGGCGAGCTCCATCTCGCGGAGGTCGGCGTCGGCGCGAAGTAGCCGCACCCGCTCCTCGCGTTCGCCCACGAAACCTCCGTCAAGCGTTGGGACCGCCTTCTTTTCAAGCGCCTTCTGCAGGTACCGGATGTACCAGAGCATGCATTTGACGGGGTCGAATTGTCCGCGGCCTTCTTTTGGTAAGCCTTCCTTCACGAGCTGGTGTATCCGCTGCTCGGTGAGATTGAGGGCCTGTGCTACTTTCTCTGCGGCGACGGTCGACATGTGCCTCTACTTCCCCGCCGGCTCCTGGATTTCGGGAGCCTCGCGTCGGCCGCGCCAGACGAAGTTAAAACGCGCCTCGCCGACTTCGACCATTTGGTAATCGTGCCCAGGGAAGCGCTTCTCGATCTGATCGGCGATCTGGTCGAGTAGCTTATCGACAACATCCTCCGCGATGATGTGGCCAGGGCGGGCGCGGTGCCTCGTTAGATATGAGCCTTTGTTTTCGATGTTGAACACGCGGACCTCAACCATTTTGAAAGCCCGAGTTCCCTTCCCCTTGCCATCGACCGTGCCTGCGGAAAAGTGCTTCACTGGCGGGCCTTGCGCTTGGCTTTCTTCCCCGTAGCCTGCTCCCACCGGAGGGCGATGACGTCGCAGAACTTCGGCTCGAGCTCGCAGAGATAGGCCGTCCGCCCGAGCTTCTCGCAGGAGATCAGCGTCGATCCGGAGCCACCGAACGCGTCGAACACGAGATCGTTTTTCTTCGTGGAATTGCGAAGCATTTTGTCGATGAGCGCAACCGGCTTCATCGTGGGATGATCCTCGCTCCTTTTCGGCTTCGGGATTTTAACGGTCGTTGTTTGCAGCTCGTCGATGGTCAGCTTCTCGCCACGGATCTGAAACCACTGGTCGCCGAGCCGGAGCCGGTAGAGATTCGGCTCGACCTGGGTGACCGGGCCCTCGAGCATGAACTCGGAGATCGTCGTTGACTTGCGATCGCCGTACCATTTGTGCGGGCCTGTCGGTTTCCAGCCGTAGAGAATTGGCTCGTGCTGCCACTGGTAATCGGATCTGCCGAGCACCAGGGAATCCTTGCACCAGATCAGGCAGCCGGCGAGCTTGAACCCGACGTCCGTGAACGCGGACCGGAAATTCAGGCCCTCGGTGTCAGCGTGGCAAACGTAGATCGCGCCGCCGTCCTTGAGTACGCGTATCATCTGCATAAACGCGCGGAACAGGAATCTCCGGAAATCGCCGTCCAGCATGTTATCGTTTTTGATTTTCCCGGCGCCGCCTTCGTAGTTCACGTTGTAGGGCGGATCGGTAAAGATCGCGTCCGCCTTCGCGCCGGCGAACAGCTTCTCGATGATGAACGGATCCGTCGAATCCCCGCAGATCACGCGATGCTTCCCGAGCTGAATCACTTCCCCGGGAAACGAAATCGGCTTCGCCGGAGTTTCCGGAACGGCGTCCTCCTCGCTCCCCGGGAGCAGGCCGCCCTGGTCGAGGTTTAGGAGCTCGTTGATTTCGTCCGCGTCGAAGCCGGTCGCCTCGAGGTTAAACCCGAGCTTCGATAGGTCGCCGAGCTCCAGCGCCAGAAGTTCCTCATCCCACTCTGCCTCTTCGTGGACCCTGTTGTCCGCGAGCCGATACGCCTTCACCTGCGCGGCGGAAAGGTCGCCGGCGACCAGGACAGGAACCTCCTTCATGCCGAGCCGGAGCGCGGCGAGTAGGCGCGTGTGGCCGACAATGATCACCGAGTCTTTGTCGACCACGATCGGCTGCTTAAAACCGAACTCCTTGATGGACCGTGCTACTTTGTCGACAGCGTCGTCATTGCGCCGCGGATTT